GCCCTGCATCGCCTTACCCGTCGACGACATGTGGGTGCGGAACTTCGCGTTCGACACATCCCACGTGCCCTGCTCGTACACCACGCCGAGGGCTGCGAGCATCACGCAAAACGCACACGGGTTGGGCCCAAGGACACGCACAACACCCATCGCCTGCGACGCCGCCGCCGCGTTCACAAAGTCCACACCAGCATCCGCAAGCGTCGTCGCCGCGTTCGCTGTGCGCACCCACGACTTATCCGACTTGTCCTGCAACCGACGGTTCTTCTCCGCCTCGTCCAGATACTCCGCGTCATGCAACGCCGCGGTCTGCTTCTCCAAATTGTCCGGCCCCTTAATCGCCAACCTGGTGCGAGCGTTGTTCTCGTCAACCTCCCGCGGGTCAGGGATCAACACAATCGGATCACTCGGCTCAGGCTCCGGCACATCACCGCGTTCATCGTCGACAACCTCCGGCGCCTCCGACGCCTCAACGAGCTCGCCGGCGAACTCCGGGCCCATAACCTCAGCGACCCGCGGGTAGGCGTCAACGTCGTGAACCTCCGCGCGCGCCTTCTCGTCGACGATCACTTCCGTGGCGCCAGGGATCTCCGCGACACGGCCCTTCAAAATCGGCTCCGCCAGATCGTCCAGCTCCTCGGCGACCTGCACATCCATCGCGCCCCACCGCGCCCGAAACGGCTCGCCCGCATCGTCCACCAGTGGCACCAATAGCCGTTCCGGGTAGTCCACCAGTGAATACGTCACGTAGTAGTCATGCGACATAGCCAGCGACAACTCGTGGAAATACTCCAACAAGTCAATCATCTGGTCCAAAAACCGCGTCACCACACCCGGCGCGTTGCGGCCACCGTCGAGCCCTAGCCCCTTCCACGCGGCCCTAATTAGGTACACCATGGACAGCATGAGGAGGCGGTGTGCGCGGTAGAACCGCTCCGTAAGACCCTGACCGTAGTACGACCTCGACATGGCTTACTCCCCAATGATCCCGTCGCCGTCGCCGTCGATCTCGCGCTTCTTCAGCCTCTTGACCGCTGTTGTCGAGCGGGCGCCACCGCGCGCCGCATGCGACCACGGCTTATCCATGTTCTCGTACGTCGGCAACGTCGACTCCATGCGCTCCATCCTGTTCATCGTGTTCGTTGACAAGCCAGCCGGGTCAGGCGCAGCCCCATCCTTGGATGCCTCGATGCCGGCAAGGATCGCCTCGATCTCAAGATCCTCCTCACGCTTGAGCTCACGCAGCTTCTCCCAACGTGCAATGTCCGAGGACGTTGCACCAGGGATCTTGTCCCACAGACCAACCGGCGGAACCTCGAGCTGCGCGGCCAGCTTGCCGAACGCATCCACCGTCTGCGCCAGCGAGCGAACCTCGATCTCGGCCCACACCACCGACGCCATGTAATCCTTCGCCTCGTCCGAGGCACCCCCAACCTCACACGCCACTCGCAACACACGGCCCCACTCCACAGTGAAGTTCGTGGTGCGCTGCGACAGCTTCAGCGTGTGCATGATCCTGGACTCCGCCAGCGCATCCGCCGACAGGTTCACCAGGTTGCCCGACATGACCGACGTCGGCGTTTGCGACACCGACGACAACAGCTCGAGCTCGTCATTCAACGCGGTGAGGAACCCACCCATCGACGTTTCATCGAGCTGGCCGAACTTCACATCCGAACCGGCAAGGATCATATCCTCCTGGCGCATGCGCACCTTCGTGCGGCGCTGCTCCTCCTCAGACAGATCCTTCGGCGGGTTCAGACCAGTGGCATACATGATCTTCCAGGAGTTGTGCCGCTGCACCAGGATCTTGTCCATCTGGGTCACATCGAACCGCGCCGCCACATCCACGTACGGCTCGATCTCGCCGACACAGCGGCCCTCCGTGTCCACCAGGTTCTCAAACCGCACCACCGGGCACACACCAGCACCATGCTCGATCGGCTCGCCGACGCGGACAAAGGAACGTTTCGTCTCGCCGTTGTCGCGCTTTTCGTCCTGCACCTTGTAGTCGGTGATGAACTGATCGTCGAACAGTCGGAACCGGCCACGGCCCATGTCCTGCACCGCATGGATCGGGAACTCGTCACCGTACGGGTCGTCGTACTCGGCGTACATCCGCCGCGGCGACACCGGCCGCATCCGCGGCATCGACTCCCCGTCCGGACCCTCACCCGGCACCACCGTCACAAAGCTGTAGCCGGCAATCGCCGCGTCACGATACACCTGCGACTGCCGCGCCCCCATGCCATTGAGCGTCCACGCGCGCCACGCATACGGCACCCAACCATCATCGTCACGATCGAACTCCACGCTCGGCCGATACCCCTCAACACGCAACGGCTCCACCGTCGCCTCCACCACAAGCCGCAACAGCGGCGTACGCGCCTTCTTCGCCAACGCCTTCTGCTCAACCGTGGCGTTCTTCGGCGTCGCCGGCGCCGGCTGCGCAAAGTTGTACCAGTCGTAAAACGACTCCAACCGCATCCGTTCGCGCTCCAACGCGCTGACCAGATCCTCCATCAGATCCGCATGCTCCAAGTCCATCGGCGTAACGCCCTTCACCAGATCCATCGCACATCATCCTCCTGCACGCTCATAGCCGCCTGTCCCAACAAATAACCCCAGTGTGATACCGCAATGGTAGCTGCCAAAAGCGGAGACGTATCAGCCAACTCACTCTCACGATCAAACATCCACAGATCACCCACCCGCTTCGCACGCGACGACAACGCCGCCTGATCCAACACCGGCTGACCCAAATGCACCAACTGACCAGCCAGAACCTTCTCCTTAAACGACACCGACGCCTGCGCCACCGTCCGCGAACCGAACGGCTTCACATCAACACCAGCCTCCGCAAACTCCGACAACAACGCACCCGCCGGCCCCGAGGCATCCAACGCCACACCAAGCACATCCCACCTGTCCATAAGCCGCTTCACGTCCGCCACAACCCACGGCCCAACCTCCTCATTCTTCACAACCTCAACCTGCACACGCCCATCCCACGACGCACCAGCAACCGCCACCGACGCCCGACGATCCTTCGACACTTCCACACCCACAACAATCCGATCATCACGAATCTCCGAGTCCCGATCACGACCACGCACCCACTGCGTCTCCGGGATCTCCGAGTTCGCCGCCTTCATCTCCCACACACCAAGGTGCTCACGAGCAAACGCCGCCACATTGTCCGACGCCTTGTACCTGCGGTACTCAAAATCGAACGACTCCAACGTCATGTAGCCATAGCCAATCGACGGATTAGCCTGCGCCCACCCGCGCGGATCAGCCGGGTCAAAGTCCTCCTCGTCCACCGACCACTCCGAATACGCCAGCTGCTCCGCCACATCACCAGACATGCCACGCTTACGGACGCCGGCAAGCTCCGTCGAGTACGCAAAACCAGCCGAGGACAACAGCCACGTCTGCGGGTTCGGCACCTGCATCATCGTCGGCGCCGACGCGGCCACCATGTCCGCCGTCAGCGCGTACGCCTCGTCGTAGATCAAACAGTCCGCGGTAAAACCACGACCGGAACCTCCCGAGCGGGCAACGAATTGGATCGCGCGCTCCGGCGGATCACCGCGACGCTTCGGTTTCCAGTACACACCAGGCTCAGTGTTGCCAGTCTTAATGTCGACCAGCTCGTCCAACTCAGGGTTGCGCGCAATGTAGGCCTGTAGCTTCGACAGACCTTCCTTCGCCGTTTTGAACTCATGCGCGGTGTGGATGATCTTCTTCTCGCGCAACATGAACAAGCCGAACAACTCGCGGGCAATGATGATCTCGCCCTTGCCGTTCTGCCTGGGAACAATCACGCCCACATCGCGCGCGGCCCACTTACCACTCTCTTTACGTAACAGTGACGTTTCAAGGACGTGTTCCTGCCACGGAAACAACGTCATACCAGCAACTTCACGACACCACGAAACGGCATCCTCCCCCACAGACGAATGAAACAAGGGGGTCAAAGACACACGAGGTTCCTGCACCCCATGCGTCGGAAGAACCAACCCCTGCGTCACCGCACATCAATCCCGTTCTGCTCCGCCCACTTATCCCACTTCGACGTCTCGCCGCGCGCCTCGCCCGCCTTCTCAAGGTTCATCAAGCCCAGATCCTTCAAAATCTGCCGCATCGCCAACATCTGCTGCCGAAACTCCACCAACAACGGGTTCGCAACCTCAGTGCCCATGTCGTCTGTCACCACCAAGTTGCCGGCATACTGCCGCGCGAACTCGTCCAAGTTGTCCGCGGTGCGGCACAAGTTATGCACCAGCGTCATGTGCGTCGCGCCCAGGTCGCGCTCGTGCATGAGCTCGTTCCAAATGTCAAGGCCAGTCGCGCCGAGATCGGTAGGGGCTTCAGGTCTGTTCATAGCTAGGGATTATAGCCCCGACCAGGCACGACACCCGACCCGCATAAAATTCTTCCGGCCGAAAATTTGCCGGGGAGAAAAGC